AATTAGCCGCGCCTTCTAAGCCAACAAAATCTAAGATTGTCGCAGTGTCCTGCCTAAATTTGTTTATAGCCCCACTGATCCCGCCGAATTTAGCCAATATTTTATCTAAAATAAATAAAAGCGCAGTTCCAGCAATAATAATTAAACCTATTGGACTTGCTAGCAAAGCAAAACCACTAGCTACCATTGCCAAGCCACTAAATGCTAATCCCAAAACTCCTACTAAAGAACCAAACACCAAAAGAACTGGCGCTAGAACCGTTGCAATTAAAATAGCGTAAGTAATAAACTTTTTAGCTTCGGGACTTAGTGCCTTGAATTTTTCTGTTATTTTGCCCGCAAACTCGCTTAAATCTTTGATTAATTGCTGAAGATTTATTGACTTTGCCATTTCTGAACCTAACTCAGCAAATGCAATATTTACATTGTCTTTTAAAGTAGAATAAACGCCGCCAAGAGTTGTTGAAAGTTTAACCATCCCATTGTTAAATTTTCCACCTTCACTTGTTGCGTCTTTAAAAGCCTTTGTTAGAACTGGCAAAGTAATCTTGCCTTGTGACACCATGTCTTTAATTTTCTCTTTAGCAACACCCATTGAACTTGCCAACATATCAATAATTGGCACACCATTATTTACTAATTGAAGTAAATCTTGCCCCATTAAGCGACCAGAAGCAGCAGCTTGACCAAAAGCAACAGTTATGCCCTGTAAATCTCCACCAGCGACAGCAGAAACATCACCAATCATTTTAAGCGAATCAAAAGCATCTTTGGAATTCATGCCAAAGCCCATCAAAGTGTTGTTAGCTTTTACTAATTCAGGAAGCTCAAAAGGAGTTGCAGCAGCAAATTGTACGAGCTTTTTAAATACCTCTCGCCCTTTTTCAGCAGAGCCAGTTAAAACCTCCATTTGCATTTGAAGTTTTTCAAAGTTTGCGGCAGAACTTAAAGCTTTAATTGCCAAGCCACCCATTACAACAGACATCGGCGCAAGAGTTGAGCCAGCGTTTTTAATTGATTGACTTGTTTGCGTAAGTGATTGACCAACTTTATTAAAAGAAGAAGCCATTGATTGTGCAGCGGCTTGTGTCTTGGTTCTTGTTGCTTCTAAATTTGATTGAATCTTCTTTAATTGAGGGCTTATATTATCAACTAAATCGTAGATGTATGATACTTTAAACATTTTTCTCTAGTTGTTTGTTTATTTTTTCCGCCTCTTTCTGCAATCTTAAAAGTTTTGGTATTGGTTGAGACTCTAGCCAATCCATACTTGCAGAGCCTTTAAAAAAATAAGCTAGATTGCAAATAAGCGACTCTAGCTTAAAGTCTTCATCCACGAACCAATAAAAAAAACCTCTAAATATTTAGCCAGTAGCTCCTCAAAATCAGACTCATCGAGCTTTTGCATATCTAAGTTATTTAGAGGCTGTTCCATTGCTTCATCTTTAAAGCCAACACTTAAAAGCAGGCTTTCAAAGTGCTTAAAGTAAGCGACAATGTCAAAGTCCTTAGCGGCAAATAAAACCGCTTTAATAGCTTTAGCATCAAGCTTTCCATCGCCAACGTGTTCTTGTGCTTCTTGCCTTTGAAGTGAGTTAGTCATTAAAAAGACTGCTTCAATAAATTTTTTTTTCAAAACAAGAGTTTTATCTTTTTCTTTGTAAGATGGAGCTTTAAGATAAAGGGTCTCTATATCTGTAAAATCGTTTCTGCCATCAACTTTGATTTGGCTTTTAATTGGATTTTGTAATGTAAAATTTATTTTATCAGTCATTATACTGCTGGATCTCCATAAAATACGTATTCAACAACAGCCATATCTTCGCGCTCTGGCAATTCTTCCATTACACAAGCTGTAAGGTTATTATCTCTAAATGAGATTGTGTTGTTGTCGCCGTTATTAAAGAAAGCATCAAACTGATCGTTAGAAGAAGGGCTAACGCGAACAGGAATCGTGATTTTGCTCATGTTGGTTGAAATATCTGAAGTGATGATTTTAGAACCATTCACTTGAGGATTTACAACTCTTTTTATTGAGCCTGCTTGTATTTTAACCGCGCCTTCGTAAGAGATAACAGTTCCGTTGATTGCTAAATCTCCGTAATTTAAAATAGCCATAATTATTCAAAAGTTGGGGTAAAGTTGACAATGATATTTCTTACTTGAGTCACAATATTTGCAATTGATTCAGCTGTAATCGTGCCAGTTGATAAAGTGATAACAATAGAATCTTCAATTGCTTGTTTGAAAGCCTTAGCCTCTTCTGTTCCAGCTCTTAACAAGACGTAGTTGTTATTGCCGTTGATTCCTGATAAAGCAGCATAGTAGCCCATCATTCTTGCAACAAAGCCTTGAGCGTTAACCATTGGACGACCAGCAATTAATTGACCAGTTGTTAGAATATGTTGCGAAAAATCAGCTTTGAGATTCGTAAAAACATAGTCTCTTGCAATCGTTAGAGTATCGACATAGTTTAGGTATTTAAAGGTAACATCTGGTTGCCCTAAAGCGTCAGTTTTGTAAGTAGTAACGGCTTCGTTTGAAATAATAACTGTGTTGGCTGGGTTATTTCTTAACAACCAACCGCCAGAGCTTTCTAACTCAACACATTCCGCATCTGAAAAATCATTGCCAGTTTCAATAACTGGAAGCAAAGAGAATGGTGTGTTGTGATAAGGAATGCCGCCAAAGAAGTTCCCGCCAATCGATTGACCGTTAGTTGTAATTGTTGAAACGTTTGCACCAACTGTTAATCTCAATTCTCTGTAAGCTGCTGCATAAGCTGCAATAACTAGAGGGCTTTCAAAAATAGCTCCGCCTTTGTTAGTTGAGCTAGAAATCAAAGCATTAGTAATATAAGCTAAGGTTTTTTGATTTAAAGCGTCTAAAGCGGTGTTTGAATTTGCATAAGTGTCATTTTTGCAAACAATACCAACGCCATCAACAATTTTATTATCAACATTAAATCTTGCTTCTGTAAAAGTTGTTAAAGTTGAAGTTGCCCACTCGGCAGGATAAACAATTGAAGTAAATCTTTTATCGGCAACAGGGTCGAATAGTGATGTCAAGACAGGATTTGTTGCACCGCTTGCCATTGCTGTTAAAGTTGTTGTAATTCCAGCAACAGTTCCTTCAATTTTAATTCCGATTGTGTTTCCTTGAGTTCCATCGTTTGCAGCGGTTAAAGCAACTGAACCAGTTGTGTTTACTGCCGTTACTGGCGAGTAAGTGTTTGCAGCAATTAAAGCTACTAGAGCAGCTCCAATACTAGTCGCAGTATCTCCGCTTGCTACGCTTAATTCGTATTTACCATTTCTGATTGAATCGATATAAACTGTCAAAGTGCCAGCAGCAGAGGCAGTTCCGCTAAATGCGATTGTACCAGTTGCAGCCACACCAGACGCATTGTCAACCAATCCGATTGCTGAAATTTTTGGTTTAATTTTAGAAATTGAAAGAGCATCAATTAAAGCTCTGCCAGCTTTCGCGATTTGTGATTTAGCGCCAAAATAGGCGTTAAATTCTGCTTTTGAGATAATTCCTTCAATTAACTGACCGCTTGTAGCAGTGCCGCTAATCATGCAACCAGTAAGCAAAATTGAACGCTGACCCGCATCTTGTGCGGTTAAAGCTGAATTAATATTTGAAGTAACATTTGGAAAAGATGCACCCATTATTTTTTACCTTTTGTTTGAGTTGAAACAATTTCTACACAATTATCAGTTGTAGAGTCTTTAATTCTATTGCGCCAAAATATATCTATTGGAACGCCGTCAATATCAGCCACTTCAATAATTGAGTCCTTAGCCAACTTGCCTTTTGGTGTCTTTAAATCTTGATTTAGTTTTAAATTCATGTTAAAATTTTAAATTAATTTAAGTCTAATATTGATTTAAATTAGAATTTATCTAATCTAAAAAATATGATTAAGAGCGAGTATTGACATAGTAATCTAAACCTTTGTCAAATACTCCGTCAATTACTTGCAATGGTCTGCCATTGCTAAAGTTTGCGGTGTCGATTGTTTGGACTATGCTTTGAACGCTAAAATCAAATCTATGTGTGTAAGTTGCTTCGATGTAGTCATCGCCCTCATCGTTCGCAAAAACGCAAGGTTGAGTTTGAGCCTCGTTAAAATCACTTTCAAAGATAAAATTTGATAAAGTTTTAACTATTGGTTGCAGGTAAGATTTGGCTGTATCAGCCGTATTGCCGCCTAAAGTTGATGTGGTTGAAGGAATAACAACATAAATGCTAAACGCTTGTTGTAGGGTGTAATAATAACTTTCATTTGTTCTTTTAGCTGAAGATGAATCACCAACAACAGTATCATTTCTAAATGCTTGATTCTGTCCCATAACCACGAAAGCCCAAGTCTGTAGCAGACCAGCGGCATTTGCTGAATAATAATCTTGGATTCTTTGAGCAGTTGCAGCATAATCAATTCGAGTCAAACAACTAACTTGAATCGTTCCTTGCGCTGGCGATTGCATTGTGCCAGTTGTAGCATAGGTGAAAGCTGTGGTACTAGTAACCGTTATTTGCTTGTATCCATTATATCCATCTTGATCTTGAAGCAAAAGAAACCCGCCAGAAACATTTGAAGGGCTTCCACTTACCTTAAATTTGAATGTTAAATTAGTTGGAACGCTTACAAGCTCCCAAGTTCCAGTAAACCCAGTTGCACCCGATATTTCAACATAAAGAGGAAGGTTCTCCAGAGAGAATAAAGAAGGATCGCTTAGTTTGTGATCTGTTGAAGAGGTTGCGGTTGCAATTCCATTGGAAAAAGTTATTGTGCTTAAAGCGATAGGCTCTTTTGCCCCCCTTATTGTCACATAGTTCCCAGTGGTTAAGCCGTGAGCTGTAGAGGTCGTGCAAGTGATAGTTGTAGAGCTTCGAGTTAAAGAAGAAACGGAAAGTATTGTTGAAAAATCATCGGTGAACTTAGGCAACTCTTCTTTTAATCTATTTACAACATAAACCGCTCTCATTATTTACCT